CACCATTCCCGAAGCACGCGCCCCATCGGACGTCCATGGGCCGTAATCTTCTTTCTGATAGGTTCACGTCCATTCACTATCACGACCTTTCAGATTGGTTGTCAGCACCATTTTTGAATGGCGGCGGGACTCGAACCCGCGAGGCTGATACAGGAGTCTCACCTATATCCCTTGCCCACAAACTCCGTTAGTCTGGAGAGCTACCATTACCACTGACCGTTAGTCTTTAAATTTATATTCTAAATAATCTAGAATAGACTCAAGAATTTTCAATTTAAAAAGGCAGGTCGTCAGCACCTGTTGAAGTCTCAGTTACCGGAGCAGCTGTTACACCGAGCGGATCTGCAGCAGGTTCTACATCTGCTACAACAGGACGCTCAAGAAGATCATTCTTCCAAAGCTTAATCTGAGACTGTTCCGTAGGAACTCCCATAGGTTCAACAAAAACACCAAGAGAGCTTACTTTCGTATAACCCTTCTTGTCGTAAACAATTTTCAGACGAATAGGAGTAGCTTGCTGTATAACTTCAAGCTGAGTTTTTACCCAGTTTATCATTTCGACAAATGAAGAACCTTCAAACTCTCCGTGTGAGCCATTAACTGCATCTACAACCTGCAGAATACGACCAAACTGCTGATCATCACGTTTCTGAAGATCTTCATCCGTTTTGATCCACATATTCTTCTCGTTCTTCCACTCGGTCATAGTTGCTGTCTGACCTTCTGAGTTTTCAAAAACAATCTCAAGGAAGTCACGTCCCTGATCTGTCTTCTTGACATTTACTTCTTTCAGTGTTACGTTCTCGTTGATGCCTACAGGCATATAGGAGCTATTAAACTCCTGGTTGTTTGTTGTTGCTGTTTTTGTACTATACATAATTTCTTTCCTTCTGACTTATAGTTCTTAATTATTTCTTATCTGTGAGTCCTAGTGTAACCCATGCTGTAAATTTAGATGAGTCTATTTGTTTACACAATTCTCGTAATGCATTTCCAGCTCTTTTTGCAGAATTGACGCCTAAATATAGATTTGTACTATAAATAGTGTCATCATCAAGCTTTATGTGCATCATTGCTCCACGATATTTCATAATTATTCTGGTTTATAAACACGATCCCAATAGGTTGTTATGCTCCCGTCTTCATTTCCCGTAGCAATAATAATATCTTTTCCCGCAATATGTTTCGCTCTTGCTTCGATGACGGAGTCTCCATTGCCACCTTTAAATGAGATATGAGTTTCGTTTTCCTTTCGATAAACGTATCCGACTGCATCTGCGAGTCCGCAGACAATTCGTCCGAGTTTTCCGACGAGATCGATTTCTCTAGCATTGACTTCTTGTCCATCTTTATCAGTAATAGCGTCTTTAACGTGCCCTACGAGTATGAATTCATCACAAAGGTCTTTGAACATATCAATAACCTTCTTTACTGCGTCTCGTAAGTACTTATAACCTGCACCTCTGGCGAGAGTCGTAACGTCGTCTCCCTTCCAGTTTTTACCAAGCTCTGTCTTTCGATAGAGAGTGCAAGCATAAGACATACAAATGTCTTCAAGACGTGTCGCATTGTCTATTGTAATGTGTTTATAAAAATTATGTCCTACTTCTTCATTCTTAGCTCGAATGGCTTGTGCAATTTCTCCCAGTTCATTAATTGTACGAGCTTGTACAGCAAGTGCGTCAATAAACTGAGATCCGCCTTCAAGGTCTATAATTAAATTGTTCTCTAACTGAGCAAGAGCTGATGTCTTACCAGCTTTAGGCAAGCCGTAGAGAACAAGATACTTAGGATTTGTAGAAGTTGCAGGAATTGGTTTTGTAGGTAGTACTAATGACATGACTTATAGTTCTATACAATTATTTATAAATACTAATCTTAAGACCGTCAGTATAAATAGTGGCGATCTTCTTCTTCAAACTAGGCTTAATATTCTTAAGGAAAATCGGCGAAGTAAGATCATCGAAATAATACAAATCAAAGCCGATCTGAATAGAATCCTCAAAGAAAATGATGGGAGTACCATCACTCAGTGTATACGTCTTGTTGAGAATATAAGGGAAGTTATTCTTCTTGTAACCACTGATAAAATTAATAGCCTTTGTATAAAGATCATAACTCTTCTTGGGCTTATTGCAATCGATAATATCATTGATATAGATATAGTCCTTCTTACTAGGATAATCAAACAGATAACTATTCTTGTCGATCATATCAGCAGCAATAAGATTGTCAAGCACCTCAGAATAGTTTGCATTACTCCCAGGGTTAAAAGTGTTATAACCAATATTGTTGTTAGAAGTCTTAGTATATGTGTACGTTGTTTTCATAATTCAGCCTAAATTTTAAAAAGTTAATACTTGTCATAAGATTAACGTTCAATCAAGTTGTTATACATAAGGTCATTCTCGAATTCTAGTATACATGGTTTTCCAGCATCTCTGTTTTTCAAGATGTGGATATATACTTTGTTAACTGTAGGTAAACGACTTGGACCATATTCCTGTATACCGAGTATTTCGGGTCTATGCAGTACTAATACATAGTCACTTGCTTGAAATATTGAATCAGATGACGATAAATCACTTCTCATAGGATAGTGATTTTGTGGATTATTAACTCTTTCCGGAGATTCGATATTTCTATTCATCTGAGTAATTTGTATTATCGATGTTAATGGCAATTTCTTTATTTGTATAAAAACCCTTTCGAGTTCAGAAATCGTCTCTAACACAGATCCAACCTGTTTTGTAAGCAAAGCATGATCGTAAATTACTACAAAATGTTTATTTGTATTTTTTACATACAAATCATAGAAATTTCTTATTGTTTGTTCTACTTGCATGGGCGTACCAGGACTATCCACAAAGTAGATAGGGTACTCCTTTAGCTGATTGGAAACATTGACGACTTTATTAAATGTTTCATCGTCTAGGTCCTTTTCAGCACTATACAAAGTGGAAGTCGTTTTACGTAATTTGTTCGAAAGCGTTCTTCCTACTTGCCTAAATCCAACCATCTCTAATGAGAAAGTAAGAATAACAATATCTTCGTTTGAGTTTAAATCAATCAAATCACTTTGAATTAAGTTAGCAAAAGAACTTTTTCCACTTCCAGAAATGCCGGCTATGGTATAAACGGTATTTGGTTCAATACCTCCCATACACTGTTTATTCAATTTGTTCCAGCGCGTCTTTAACGACACAATATTGTGTGATCTACGTCCTTTTATGTAGTTAATAGCTTCTTGTGCTACTATACTCATTGGACGTACGTTAGATAAGCTCTGTTCCATATGAATTTACAGTTTTTTGCTCATTATCCTGCATTTCTTCTTCAGTTTCTTCCCACTGATGATCTATTAACCATCTCCACATCGTCTTCATATAACTTATTTTTCCTTCTTTCATCTTTTTATTTATTTCGAAGTCCAAACAGTTTATGATATGTTCTTTATATGCATCACTGCTTCCAGTTAATGTATTAAAGAAATGACGACATTTATTTACGTTTGCTCTCAAATAGGATTTTGACCCATCTGGCCGTACAACGTAAACTGGGTACATATCGTAGAAAAGATCAAAGTAATCCTTTTTGGGTATTGTACTTTGTACAAGCTTTTCTGTAGGTTGATATGTAATTGAATTCCCTCTCTCTATCGAGGTTATAAGTCCCTGATTGATTAAGTATGATATATCATCGTCGCTAATTAGGCTGACAATTTTGCGAACGTCTTGATACTTAGGTTGATTCTTATTCAATACCATACTAAGGAATAATAAATGATTTGAATTGAGTTCTGGATATAAATCCAGTAGTTTTGTGTTCACTTCAATAATCATCTCTTATACTCAAAGGTTAACAAGTTGGTTACTAAAATAACTCCAGTTGTCTTTCAGTAAAGTCAGCAATTATTTTGTTGGCTTCGCTGATATAATACCGATAGTTGATCTTGCGATCTTCTATTGGACGATCATCAAACTTATTCAGGATTGTTACTCCTGACTTCGTTAGCATATTAGACCACGATTCTTCTGATTTGTATTCGTTCCAATTCGACGATTCTGTAGGAATCTCATTCTTTGTCACTTTGAATAAATATGGTCCATTTGTACTTGCGTAAAATCTATTGATACGTTGTACCGGTTTATCACCGTGCACAACTTTAAACTTCTTATCTACTGCTTGTGACATTAAGAAATCACGGATATCTTTATCCTTCTCAATAAATTCTGCCACTGGTTGTTTGGTCAAGAAGTAATTTATAACTGCCTTAGGTATTGTTACTGGTGCTAAATCTTTACCTACTTTTGTTTTAGTTATAAACATCCCTTTTTCTTCTATCAGTTTAGGGTCTTTGGATTGTGAATAACCCTTTTTGACACCAAAGTAGTCATTTATAGCATACTGATAAAATGCTTCATACTCATTACTTTCAAATATCAAGCTGGTTATGCGCTCTAATTCGCTGATAGATTCCTGAATTCTATCTGCAAATTCTTTTTTAGCTACATAAACGACACCATCTGTAT